TCATACAATGACAGTCCAGGCCAACTTTCCGCTTTCCCTTTGACGTATTGCAGCATAATAAATTGCGGCAATGTCAGTAGGGGGATGGCTGTTAACATCGGGATACCTACACGTTCGACACGTACTTTCCACCATTTTTTCGTTAATTGCTGTCTTCTCATGCGGTTCCACCACACCGTCTTCGATTGCCGAACGAATCTGTCTGGAATAACTGCCAATCTGTTCAATGACTTCCAGCAGGCGCTGGTTAATATCGGCGTTGTCCACATCCTCGACGTCAGGAAGAGACACAAAGACGCCATTTGCAGACTGCGCCACAGCGTCAGCAATGAAGTGAGTTCCACCAGCACGTTGCAAAATCATTGCCCATCCCAGCGGGAAAATCTGATCGCCATCGGCACGAAGGCGGTTAAATAATGCGTTTTCTGTTACATCCAGCCAGTCAGCTGCTTCAGCGTAACCACCCGGCAACGCTGCGATAGTTTTTCTGACAGCTTTCACGTACCACTCAGGCTGTTTTTCTACTTTCCAGTGATGCTTACCCACGGTTAGCCTCATCGTTCTGTGGTTTCTGTTAATCGATTTATCCATTAGATTTTTCATAAAGCTCAGGTTTAAATGGCAACCGTCCGCAAGTTCTATATGCAGCTTCTGCTGCACGTCCTTTTGGAATTAACTGGCCCGGACGGTTTCGCCACTGATAAACGGCTTCAGTTGTTATGCCGAAAAAAGCAGCAACTTTCTCAATACTGCCGAAGTAGCTTTCGATATCGTCAGTTGTCATACGCCCTCCAAACTAAGTTTTGTTAGATGCTAATTACAAATCTATCTTTGGTCAATAAAAACTAAGATTACTTAGCAATTCAAGAAATGGTGCTCCTATGGAAACGGTTGGTCAGCGTATAAAAGCTCTGAGAAGAGTTACCGGAACGTCCCAGAAAGAATTGGGTAAATTTTGTGGAGTAAGCGACGTTGCTGTGGGGTACTGGGAGAAAGACATCAATACCCCTGGTGGGGAGGCACTTTCGAAATTAGCGAAGTTCTTCAATACGTCAATAGATTACATTCTTTATGGTGCTGAGTTTGAAGGCAAACTCGTCACAAACATGCGCAGAGTTCCTGTAATATCGTGGGTTCAGGCTGGGCAGTTTACTGAGTGCAGGGCAGCAGAAGTGTTTAGTGAAGTGGACAAGTGGGTAGATACATCATTAAAGATTGGTGATAACTCATTTGCATTAGAGGTTAAAGGTGACTCCATGACTAACCCTAATGGCCTCCCAACAATACCAGAAGGCGCAACAGTGATTGTAGATCCAGATGCAGAACCTCGTCATGGAAAAATAGTCATCGCTCGACTTGATGGAACAAACGAAGCTACAGTAAAAAAATTAGTCATCGATGGCCCTCAAAAGTTTTTAGTGCCATTAAATCCTCGGTATCCCAACATCCCTATCAATGGTAATTGCCTTATCATTGGTGTAGTCAAAGGAGTTCAATACGAACTCTAAGACCTCTCTTCTCTAACTAAGGCACCGAACTAAGAAAAGTTTGGTGTTTTCTCTTGCCATAATAACTAAGTTAAGTTAGATTTTATATCAAAGATAACGAACAGGCAGGACGCCCACGAAGTAGCCGCCTGGGGCATATGAAGTCCAGGATGATTCGTTAGCAACAAAAAAGCGCCCTACAGGACGCTTAGCTCTTTAACAATCTGGTCCCCATCAACAAGTAACTGATAACTTGAGGAGATGTGAAATGCACAAAACAGAACCCAAAATCGTCGCGCCTGGCTACACAGATGAGGAAATTTATGAGTGGATGACAAAGAAGCTGGCAGCTATAAACCAGCTTCGTGAAGTGCTGTCTTATCGACAGGAAACAATAGACTCCTTAAAAAAACTGGATCAGGAAATCACGGTTTTATCACAGGATGTTACTTTAGATATTGTGCAGACAAATTAGGATCCCATTCATTTTCGTCAAAATCATCAAAGTGATGAATTTGTGATCTCCAGTCTCGATAATCTAAAAATTTCTGGGCGGTTACGCTTATTTTATCAAGTGTGAGTTCATCCTGAATTGAAAGAAGAAGTTCATCAAATTTCATCTCATTAATCTGTTTTGGCATCCAGTGATGCTTCATCAGAATAAGGTGAACCAGAGCCTTTTTCCCATTCAACTGATTATAGGGAGTGCCGAATTTCTTCCGGTGCTCATGTAAGACAAGGTCCAAAAGAGTAAGTAATGTTGCCCTTGATTCAACTTTGCTTATTTCGACTGATGACACTACCCCACTGATTTCAATGCCCCGATACTTTCCAACATTTTCACAGTGGGATTTGTATAGCGTGTAGATATTACCGGACATTTCTTTTCCTTTTGCGTTGTTGGGGATAACCAGATTAACCGAATCCTTGTTGTTGGGGAATAACCAGGTCCACCTCGCCTGATGTGGCTAAAAGCAGGCACATAACAGCTAAGTATTTTCAACCAGAGAGAATCCTTAGCGTTGTGGTGAATGCGGCTCAGCGCACGCGGGTTAAGGTTGAGGCTGACAGTCGACCTTCTGTGGATACCCACCCGCCTGGTGTGCAACCTTCGCCAGGCACCGGGAGGCACCCGGCACCACAACTTTATGCTGTGTGTAGTCCTGGCGGTACCAGCTTGTACCCTTGCTTCCGGCTGGTACCGTCCTTTTTACAAAACAGAGAAGAGCATCACCGGACGACGGGCTCATAACCCAATCCATCCGGGCGGCAGTCACCGCAGGTGTTCTTCTCTGTTTTGTGGAGAAACTAACCGACCTTGCAGGGTCGATATGATGAGGAGCAGCAAAATGGCTAGCGAACGCAGTACTGATGTGCAGGCATTTATCGGGGAGCTGGACGGCGGCGTATTTGAAACCAAAATCGGCGCAGTTCTCAGTGAAGTCGCTTCCGGTGTGATGAACACGAAAACCAAAGGTAAGGTCTCGCTCAACCTGGAAATCGAACCGTTTGATGAGAACCGTGTGAAAATCAAACACAAACTCTCATATGTTCGCCCGACTAACCGCGGGAAAATTTCTGAAGAAGACACCACCGAAACGCCGATGTATGTCAATCGCGGTGGTCGCCTGACTATTCTGCAGGAAGACCAGGGACAATTACTGACTCTTGCCGGTGAACCTGACGGAAAACTCCGCGCAGCAGGTCATTAATATCGTTCTTAATTAACTGATTATTTATCTCATCACTGAATATCTTAATATAGTGAGGACTTATTATGTCTCAGAACTTAGACGCAACCGCAATTAATCAAATCCATGCCCTTATTTCTGCTCAGGGTGTTAATGAAATTATCAGTAAGATTGGTGCCGATGCTGTGGCATTGCCTGAGAATTTCCGCATTCATGATCTGGAAAAATTTAATTTAAATCGCTTCCGTTTCCGTGGTGCGCTTTCCACTGCCAGCATCGATGACTTTACCCGTTATTCTAAAGATCTTGCAGATGAAGGCACCCGCTGCTTTATCGATGCTGATAATATGCGTGCCGTCAGTGTGCTTAACCTGGGTACTATTGATGAACCAGGTCACGCAGATAACACCGCCACTCTCAAACTGAAAAAGACAGCACCGTTCTCTGCCCTGTTGTCTGTTAACGGCGAGCGTAACTCCCAGAAATCACTGGCAGAATGGATTGAAGACTGGGCCGACTACCTTGTGGGCTTTGATGCTAATGGTGACGCCATTCAGGCAACAAAAGCGGCTGCGGCAATCCGTAAAATCACGATTGAAGCAAACCAGACCGCTGATTTTGAAGATAATGACTTCAGCGGCAAACGCTCCCTGATGGAATCTGTCGAAGCGAAGACCAAAGACATTATGCCAGTGGCATTTGAATTTAAATGCGTTCCGTTTGAAGGTCTGAAAGAACGTCCGTTTAAATTACGCCTCAGCATTATCACTGGCGATCGTCCTGTACTGGTTCTGCGCATTATTCAGCTGGAAGCGGTGCAGGAAGATATGGCTAACGAATTTCGTGATCTGCTTGTTGAGAAATTCAAAGACAGCAAAGTAGAAACCTTTATTGGTACTTTCACCGCCTGATTTCATTACTGCAAATGCCCCTGCGGGGGCATTTATGGAAACGTAATTAACTCAATAATCACCGGATGGTGAGGGCTTCCTTTTACCCAAATTCAGCGCGGTGCAGCGCATATACGTGGAGAACAAAATGTCATTTATTAAAACTTTTTCCGGGAAGCATTTTTATTATGACAAGATAAATAAAGATGACATCGTTATTAACGATATCGCGGTTTCCCTTTCAAATATCTGTCGCTTTGCCGGTCATCTTTCTCACTTCTACAGCGTCGCCCAACATGCGGTGCTTTGCAGCCAGCTGGTGCCGCAGGAATTTGCTTTTGAAGCGTTAATGCATGATGCAACAGAAGCGTATTGCCAGGACATCCCAGCTCCACTGAAACGCCTTCTTCCTGACTATAAACGGATGGAAGAAAAAATAGACGCCGTAATCCGTGAGAAATACGGGTTACCTCCTGTTATGAGCACGCCAGTGAAATATGCCGATCTCATTATGCTGGCAACCGAACGTCGCGATCTCGGGCTTGATGATGGCTCTTTCTGGCCTGTACTGGAAGGTATCCCGGCGACAGAGATGTTCAAAGTTATTCCACTGTCACCAGGCCATGCCTACGGGATGTTTATGGAACGTTTTAACGAGTTATCGGAGTTACGCAAATGCGCATGAATGTTTTCGAAATGGAAGGGTTTCTTCGCGGGAAATGTGTACCACGAGATCTGAAAGTGAATGAAACAAATGCTGAGTACCTGGTACGTAAATTCGATGCGCTTGAAGCTAAATGCGCGGCACTGGAAAACAAAATAATACCAGTGTCAGCTGAACTGCCGCCAGCAAATGAAAGTGTTCTGTTATTTGATGCTAACGGAGAAGGCTGGCTAATTGGCTGGCGTTCTCTCTGGTACACCTGGGGACAAAAAGAAACCGGAGAATGGCTGTGGACATTTCAGGTCGGGGACCTTGAAAACGTCAATATCACTCACTGGGCAGTAATGCCGAAAGCACCGAAGAATAAAAAATGAGCGTGATAAAAACTCATACAGGAATTGTTATCACCCGAGACGGTCCGCAGGTAAAAAAACTGCACCAGACAAAGCGGATGTGGGTCGTCGGAAAAAACGAGTTTTACCACAAAGAAACCGGACGCCGCCACTTTGCAGAAAATACTCGCCGCCGACTGCTGATCGATACCATCAAGCCTATCGAGGTGAAGCATGTTTAAACAGAACGAAAAATCTATCGCTCAAATTGCTGAGTATATCCCGCGTGCGTGCCGGGATATGCAGTTGCAGGAAGCCAAAGCACGCCTGGAGAAAAAAATTGCGCTCTATATCGATGACGGCTGTGATGCCGCCGTTCTTAACGCGGCGTTCGCGCCAGCTCTTAACAGTCATACGCGAAAGTCTTTTTTTTCGTGCATCGCAGCGCAGATCCGTAAAGGAGGCAACCAGTGAGCAACATTAACTATCAAGAACTGCGCGAGGCGGCGGAACAGGCAACGCAAGATGAATGGGTAGCATATATTTTGCCGGTCATAACGGCATTTATCCTGCGCGCACGTCTGAGGGTAGGCATTGCGGATACTTTATTGACTGGCCTGGCGTCTGTCAGGGGCGGGAGAGCATCAGCATGAGCATCAGAACCTACGCAGTGAATTGCAATGACGCATGGCTAAACACCGAAGGTGATGACATCTCCGGCTCATACGTTAAGTACAAAGACCATCAGGAAGTGGTTGCCGCTCTTGAGGCCAGGTGCGCGGCGCTGGCAGCGGAGAATGCGGCGCTTAAACAGTCGGAGAAGGAATTTAATAACTTCTGTCGTCAGGAGTACTACGGTTGGGAGGACAACTTCACGGAAACCCCAGCTACCGACGCTCTCCTGGCTGAAGTACGTGCGCAGGGGGTGGATATGGCTCGTAACGCGATGATTGATTTTGTTGATGGTGAAGTTGGGCCAAACAAGAACGTTCCGGGGCTGATTAGAGGCGCAGAGATATGCGTAAGTATTGCTGAACAGCTTCGCGAAGGAGGCAACCAGTGAGCAAGATTGATTATCAAAAGCTTCGTGAAATCGCTGAAAAAACAAAAATTGCTGGTGAAGCACCTGTAATGCCTTTCGATCAGCGAATTAATGCGCTTAACGATTTTATGAAGCACTTTTCGCCAGATATCGCGCTGGCATTGTTGGATGAACGGGAAAGAAACCAGCAATACATCAAACGCCGCGACCAGGAGAACGAGGATATTGCGCTAACGGTAGGGAAGCTGCGCGTTGAGCTTGAGGAGACAAAATCAAAACTCAACGAGCAGCGCGAGTATTACGAGGGAGTTATCTCTGATGGGTGCAAGCGTATTGCTGAACTGGAAGCGCGGGAAGTTCAATTACCGACTCGCTACGACCTTCGATATGGACACCCGATAAATGCAGATGAGCGACATGTCATGATACCTAAAGAAAATGGCAGTTGGCTTTACCTGATTGACCTAGAACACGCATTACGCGTCGCTGGCATTCGCATCAAAGGAGAGTGAGATGGACGGACAAATATCAATTGTTCGACCGGGAGCATGTGACGATCGCGAGATACGAATGATTATTCGTCTGGCGAGGGGGAAAACAATAACTGCTCTCATTACTCCAGAAAATCTCGCATTATCATTAACAGGAAAGTCAGACCTGCCAGTAGAGCTAAAGCTGCGAAATGTTGAGATTAAGGTGAAATAGCTATGACCACTATTACCAAAGAACGTATCGAATTATTCATTAAAAATCCGCTTGATAACGGACTTACCCGTGGCGAACAAATGGAACTGGCACGAATTGCTCTGGCATCGCTGGAAGCAGAGCCGATAGGTTTCCGTTGCAGGCGCAATGATAACCTTGGTGATTGGAGTTACGTATATCATCGAGAGCCAGATGATTTTGAGCGCAAACATTTAGTGATAGAGGGCATTTACGCCGCCCCTCCAGCACCGGTAGTGCCTGAAGAAGCAACTCCGGAAAACGTAGAAATGCTCTCTGGCTATGTTTCAACGTACAAATTAACCGATAGCGAGCGCGATATTGCTGCCGAAATATGGAACGCCTGCCGCGCCGCCATGCTTCAGTCCGGAAACTTTCGGGAAAACAAGAATTCGTCAACCAATAATTTTCGGGAAATCGCGGAAACGTCAACCAACTATCCGGCAATTCCTAGTGAGGTGTTGTCCGCAATCCTGAAGGTTGCCAGGATTCGTGCCGATTTCGATGATTTTGACGGTGACAGGCGAGGTATCGGTGATTGTCTGGATGAGGCTGAGCAAGAGCTTATCGTTACCATTAACAAATATGCCAGTCAGTTGGCAGCAGAACCTATAGCGCCTAATGACGTTCGAGAGCAGACAGCCATTCCACAAGTTCCGGTAACTCCGGATGGTTGGATAAGCTGTAGTGAGCGAATGCCAGAAATGGGAGAGCGACAATGCTATGTGTTAGCTGCTGACTTTAAAAACAACTACCCACCAAGCATCCCCAACACTCAGGTCGGCGTATATGGCGACTGGTTTAATGATGGCAAGCCCACTTGGGATGACGGTGGTGGCGAAGACCTGTATCTCAAGGAGGTAACCCACTGGATGCCGCTGCCAGAACCGCCGCAGGAGGTGAATCAATGAGCTGGCGTGATGCAATCGTAACTCTGGGGGTGGTATTCGCAGCAGCGTTTGTTGTGTTCTCGATTTGTCGATGGGGATAACCACATGTTCGCTTTGATTCAACGCAGTCAGATATACACGGACAGAGCCGGATACCCCGTGGTGATTACTCGCATCACTGAGCACTCAGTGTTCTTTCGACGGATGGACGGACGATCCGGGCGGGTACGCATTGGTGAGTTAAACTGCCTGTTCGAACATATTGACCACCAGGAGTACCGCAAAATTCTGGCAGAAACAGAGCAGGAAGCTCATCTGAAAAAATTACGGGCCATGAAAAGGAAGTAAAGAATGAATAAAGCATTTGAACGATGGGTCCACCAGCGTTACGGCAATCGCTATGACCTGACACGAGATGTTGACGGTTTCTACTGTCGTGAAATTGTGAAACGAATGTTTGAAGTGTGGTGCCACTGCCGTGGGCTGAGTGTTGTGTGAGGTAATGCATGGGCAATGTGATTCAACTGGCTCCCAATGAATGGGTTTGTGAAAGCGTTCTAATCGCAATTACCGGGCTCAAACCAGGCACAATTCTTCGGGCCCGGAAAGAATGCTGGATGGTTGGAAGAGAGTATATTCACGTATCACCAGACGGTAATCCAAAGCCTTCCAGTGAATGTATGTATAACAGAAAAGCAATAGATGCCTGGGTCGCTTCAATGAAAAACAAACAACCTGGGTGATTTAATGCCATGAAGTATGTAAGCTCGTATCGCTCTTGGGCGTCTGGAGGTATCAATGGATAAAGTCAAATATCCAACAGGCGTCGAAAACCACGGCGGCACATTACGCATCTGGTTTAATTTTAAAGGTAAACGTGTCAGGGAAAATCTTGGTGTCCCTGACACTGCCAAGAACAGGAAGATCGCCGGGGAACTGCGGACATCGGTATGTTTTGCCATCCGCACAGGAAGCTTTGATTATGCCGCACAGTTCCCTGACTCCCCCAACCTTCAGGCTTTTGGGGTAAGTAAAAAAGAAATTACGGTGAAGGAACTTGAAGAAAAGTGGCTGGATCTGAAACGAATGGAAATCTCTGCAAATGCATTCAATCGCTATGAATCCGTTGCAAGAACGATGGTTCCGAAAATTGGAGGCAGCAGACTGGTGTCATCGGTAACCAAAGAGGAATTGCTGTATATCAGGAAAGATTTACTGACCGGGTATCAGAATTCAACGAAAAACAAAGCAGCAGCAAAAGGACGGAGCGTCGTTACTGTAAATTATTACATGACAACTATCGCTGGAATGTTTCAGTTTGCTGCAGATCACGGTTACTTAGAAGCAAATCCCTTCCAGGGAATTAAGCCTCTTAAAAGAGCCAGGGCAGAGCCAGATCCGCTAACTCGTGACGAATTTATTCGCCTGATAGATGCTTGCCGACATCAGCAGACGAAAAACCTGTGGTCATTGGCTGTGTACACAGGAATGCGTCACGGTGAACTGGTCTCCCTGGCCTGGGAAGATATCGATCTGAAAGCAGGAACTATTACTATCAGGCGCAATTATACGAAACTCAGTGAGTTCACTCTACCTAAAACTGAAGCAAGTACAAACAGGGTTGTGCATCTTATCCAGCCCGCTATCAGTGTCCTGAAAAATCAGGCTGAAATGACAAGACTGGGTAAGCAGCACCACATCAAGGTTCAACTACGTGAATATGGGCGCTCAGTGAATCATGAATGTACTTTCGTATTTAACCCCCAGGTGGTTAGAAAAAGCAAACAGGTCGGTTTTATCTACAAGGTAGATTCTATTGGCGACTCATGGGAAACAGCCGTTAAGCGTGCGGGCATCAGGCACCGGAAAGCATACCAGTCACGACACACTTATGCGTGCTGGTCATTATCTGCCGGAGCAAACCCAAGCTTTATTGCCAGCCAGATGGGCCATGCAAGTGCCCAGATGGTATTCAATGTATACGGAGCATGGATGACTGACAGTAATGCAGAACAGATCGCAATGCTGAATCAGAAGCTGGCAGATTATGTCCCAATGATGTCCCATGGTCACCAAAGTGACACAAGAGACTTATTAAAATCAGTAGGTTAG